TCATGCAGCTACTGCATTTTGGTATAATAACGATCTATATAAAAATAATGATCTTGGTAGAGATAAAGCCAAAGAATTTTTAAATGGACTATTTGATTATATCATACCTTTAATTGAAACTGGTAAAGATTTATATAAACAAAAAAGATCAGAACAAAAAGCTAAATCTAATGTTATTAGTATCTCACCTCAAATGAGATTAGAAAGAAAAATTAGAAATACCATAATGCAAGAATTACTTGAACTAGAAGACCAGTGGATAGAGGGTGAGGATGCCACTATTAATCTTTATGATAGATTCAAGTATCACGGCTTAACAAATACTGCAATAAGTCACGTTAAGCCTCAGGTTGAGGGGTGGCTTCTAGATTATGAAGATGCCTATTATAAAAGATGTGAACAGGCTGTTGAAGGCTACTCCCATGTGAAAAAGTCATCCCTCAAACACCGAATCGACGTATGTAAGTCTATGTTAGAAGACATGGAAAGAATTAAGTCAGCTTCTAAAGCTACTAGAACTATTAAGATTAGTAAACCTAAAGCGGCTGATAAACAAGTCTCTAAGATGCAATACAAAAAAGAAGATAACGACTTTAAGATCGTGTCAATACATCCAATACAAATTATTGGTAAGAGAAGACTATACACGTTTAACACAAAACACAGAGAGCTCAATATGTTCTATACTGACGATCCAAAAGGATTTCAAGTATCAGGTTCAACTTTAAAAAGGTTTGACAAAGAGCAATCTATAAAGATTAGGTTGAGAAAACCTAATGACATTCTACCTTTGGTACTGAACAAAACTCCTATTCAACTCCAAAAAGAGCTATCAGCTCTTAAGACCAAAGTTCAAGTACCAAATGGTAGAATCAATAATGATACAATATTATTAAGGGTTTTAGACAAATGAAGTTAGAAGATCAATTTTTAACTAAGTCTAAATTTACAAAGCTTATCGAAAAAACGGTAGCCGAACTTAAGATTCCATACATGGATGCTATCATCAAGGTATGTGAAAACAACGAGATCGAAATGGATGATGTAAGAAAATTTGTATCACCTGTTATCAAAGATAAGCTTGAGGCAGAAGCAATGGAACTAAACTTATTACCAAAGAAGAATTCTATTGATGAGTCTTTATTTAAATAATGTATATATAATTAATATACTTCAGTCAATATTTCAGCAATAAGGAGACAATACGATGTCATTTGAAACTTTAAAGCGCAATCGAGGCGCGAACATTTCCAAAATAGTACAAGCCGCTCAAGCCACTAATACTGGCGAAACAAAGTCATATGTTGATGAGCGTATTTGGAAGCCAACTGTCGATAAGGCAGGTAATGGTTATGCTGTACTTAGATTTCTCCCTGGTAAAGATGGAGAGATTCCTTTCGTAAGATACTGGGATCACGGGTTCAAAGGGCCTACTGGTTTATGGTATATCGAAAACTCATTAACTTCAATTGGTCAAACTGATCCAGTTGGAGAACTCAACTCTAAACTTTGGAACTCTGGTATCGAGTCTGATAAAGAAAAAGCTCGTACTCAAAAGAGAAGATTGCATTATGTAACTAACGTGTATGTCGTTAGTGATTCATCAGCACCGCAAAACGAAGGTAAGGTATTTCTATACAAGTTTGGTAAGAAGATCTTCGATAAGATATTCGATCAAATGAATCCTGAATTTGCAGATGAAACCCCTGTAGATCCATTCGATTTCTGGGAAGGTGCAGACTTCAAACTTAAGATAAGAAATGTTGAAGGTTATAGAAACTATGATAAGTCAGAGTTCTCTTCTCCTACTCCACTATTAGAAGGTTCTGAAGAAAAGCTTAAAGAAGTGTATGAAAACATGCACGATATAACTGAGTTTACTAATCCTAAGAATTATAAAACTTATGATGAACTTAAGACTAAGTTAATGAAAGTTCTTGGTGAAGAAGCAAACGCAGGTTCTTATGCAATGAGAGAAGAAGTAAGGATCAATGAACCAGTAGCTGCAGTAGAACCTGTAACTGCTGAAGAAGTATCTGATGAAGATCAAGATACTATGTCTTACTTCGCTAAATTAGCAAAAGAAGACTAAGTACCACCGACTAATATTTGGTCGCCTAAATCTAATACAACCGAGCTGTTACCAAAAAGTGCAGCTTGGTTTGTGTTACTTATATTTGTATTTCCAGAATTATTATTAATGATAGCAGCAGTGCCACCTACATTTCCTGTTGGATCCATATTAATTGGTCGACCTAATGGTGTGTCCATTGCGTCTGGTCTGCGCGTACCTAAGTTCGAACTTGTGGTAGCAAAATCACTGTAATCTTTTGTAGGATTAGTACCCATCTCACTGGCAGCAGCTCCGCCACCAAGTAAGAAACTTGCAAGTTTTTTAGCTGTCCAATCTCCTGCAAAGTAACCTAAACCACCACCAACAAGACCACCTAATAGTGTTCCAGGGCCTGGGAACACACTACCTAATATAGCTCCAATCTTAGTTCCTGCTACACCACCGATAGCTCCTCCTAGTAAACCACCAAGTTTTTCAGCCGTAACATTTCCAGTTCTTACCATTTCTATAATTTCGCCTGCTCCAATCAAAGCAGCTAGTGGACCAAATCTTCCAACTGCTTTTAAGAATTTTAAGAGCCTTGGATACTTTCGGAAGTTTTTCATTGCTACGTCCATTTGTCTTTCATACTTACTTTTATCTCTTGGTACACCTTTAGTTTTTCCTTCAGGACTGTCTACTTTCGGCGCAGTGCTCTTTCCTCTTATTGCGTCAACTCCTTTTTTAGCTCCATATAAACCTGCACCTGTTACTAAAGCTCCGGTTCCAAATGCTGTTGGATCAACTTCTCCTTCAGTTATATTATTTCCCATTAGTTTATTTGCGAGTAGTCCACCACCAGCGATCGCAAGTAAAGCTAGTCCAGCAGGAGTTCTCATCATGATACTAGTAGCAGCAGCTAGTAATCCAATTATTTTCCCTGGCATCATAAGAGCAGCTACTCCACCAACTAATAATATACCGTTCTTGATACTCTCAAAATCTACTTTACCTTCTAAGAGATTATTGATACCTTCAAGTCCTTTACCTATACCTTTAGTGATGCTTTTAAATATTCCCGATAGTCCACCAAACTTATCTGTTAACTCATTTAAATTATCTACCAATCTTCCTAGTTCTTTATCTACTTTTTCATTTTTTAATAAAGCTCCTATGGCCACACCAAGCAATCCAAACTTAGGACCTAATAACATCCCAATGGCGCCTCCTTTTATAGCGCCTGAAACCATGTCTTTTACTTCTTTTTTAGCGTCTTCACCAGTAAGCATTTCTGCAATTTGATCTCCAAACGCTAGGCCGAGTCCAAGAATTCCTGCCTTAAAAAGTTTAGAAGCAAAGATACTTGAAATAAAAGTACCTATAAGACCAATTGGCAACAGTTTACCTAAAGCACCAAAAGCTTTTCCTAAGAACCCAGCGCCAGTCTTAGCAGCTCCACCTATAGCTCCAGCAGCATTTCCAACTCGGGTAGAAATAGACGTTTTTGTTTCTCTTTCTTTTTCTACTTCTCTTCTTCTGTCGTCTACTCTATCTTCTTGTTGTTTGCCAAGAAATTTTAAAAACGACTGAATACCAGTGTTGGTTTCTTTTTGCTCTTTTGCCACGCCTGAAAGTGCTATGTTAGTAACACCTAGGGTCGCATTAATATCTGCTAGCGATGTTGCCATGTTCTTGCTCTCTCTTCTTCTCTTCTACATACTCGTTTAATAATATTAAATATACCTCTCTCTCCCACGGCATCATTTCTTCTAAGTCTGTTAATGAGTAGTTGAAATGCTGCATCATTAAAAAATTCGTCTTGAAATAGTTCTCCAACGTTTCATGAGAGAGGTTAACTAAAAAAAATCTTGTAGTCCTGCCAACTCAACAGTATTTTTATGTCCACACTTTTTACATTCATATTCTTGACTGTGTTTAAGCACAGGCATAGTTTGTACAAAACCAGTTATCTTCTCTAATTGCTGATTATTTAACGAGTTTATAAAATTGTCTACCTCTTCTTTTGGTTCTTGACTTATTAATATATTTTCATCTTTTGTTTGAACTGCGTGTAAACACAAGACTATAGAATCAAATAAAGTTTCTGCAGTTGAAGCCTCATTCTTAAGAGCCTGAGATTTATTTAGCATATCTTGATATGTAGGATATTTCATCTCGACACTTATGTCATCGTTTATCTCGATGATTTCAGATTTCATTCCATCTGCTTCAACTTGTATTTCTTGTAAGTTCATAATGACTTCATTTTCTTCATTACAACTTTCACAAGCTGATAACACTGTAGAAGTTTCACCTACAGATTTTGATCTTATTTGTGTAAACATATAGTCAACGTCAAAAGTTGCTAATTGTTTTACATTCATGCCAGGGACACAAGACTCTATGCAACCTAGCATTGAGTTTAATATTTGCTTTGGATCTTTCGACTCAAAAGCAACTAGTAAACTCTTTTGCTCTTTTACTAAAAAAGGTCTGAACTTTACAGTTTCTTTAGTAGAAGGAACGACCATCTCATAAATTGGTCTATCATTTGATACTCTTGGCAATGCCATTTTTCACTCCTTATATAATATCAATTCCACCGAATGGTGTGTCAATATCCATGTTAATAAACCCTTGCGTTCTTTTCGATCTTCTCCAATTGGTGTACGCAAAAGTAACGTTTAGTTGTACCAATCCATCTAAATCATTGTTTAATTCAATAGCACTGTTTGCTATTGGAAATGCTTCCAGTAAATCTACGGAATAAACTGTTCCGCCGCCAAGACCAGCACTTAATCTTATAGGACCGATATTCTTGGTAAATCCTTTTAGTGGTTGTCTTAGCTGATGTATGGTTACTGTTCTAGCGTATTCGTTCTTATAATTACTTTCCATTCTGTTTTCGTTAACAACTACGCTTCTCCAAGTGTCAAAGTATTCTTTAACGCCGTAGTCGTTCATAAGATAAAAAGTCATGCTAACATCATCAACAGCGTAACCATAAGCCATTTTCTGATATTCCATTCCTATTCTTCTGTCATTAGTAAGTATTTGTTTCCCGGGTAAAGTAGCGTTCGAACAAAGTATGTTAAGTTCTCTTTGGTTAGCTCCATCAGTAAAAATACCAAATATACCTCCACCTCCAAAAGATGGAAGGGTAACCAAAAATCTGTTTGCTCGAGCAAATCCTAACTTAGTATTTACTAAAGCTTTTAATTCATCTACACTATTAGCCATTTGCTATCTTCCTCGAATCTGAATATATTCTTCCTGCTGTAGACTTTTCCCATTGCGCTGTAGGTAAGAAAGTTGCAATTTCCCACTCTGGGGCTGGCACTTCTGCAAACCTAGACTTAACATGATTTAACAAATAATGTTTAAAGCAGGGTTTGAAGTATCTCGTATTTCTAGAACCATTTAATAAATCATAAGTTAAATTAAATTTTGTAGACTCGTCATATTTTTTATTATTAGTTATATTTAGTAAAGCATCTAAAAATTTAGCTCTTAGTACTGGCGGTAAGTAGTGTAAATTAATTCCTCTAAATCCACCTTTAGCTGGTTCAACCGGTATTGTCAACGGAAATCTGTCATAGTAAGGTAACTTGTCTTTATGCTTTGGATCATAAAAGTACATAAACATTCCACCATAGCTGTGAGTGGCTCTTTTAGTTACTTCAGGTTCGTTTATTAACTGATTTCTGTTAACTCTTGTTAGTCGTTGAACTCTTCTTCTAAACCACTCGCGTGACTCGCGCGTACGTGGACTAATACCTTTTCTAAAAGCTTCAAGTTCAAGTTTTTGAAATAGATTACTCATGATTCTATTTATAACTTTTTTCTGCGTTTTTTACGTCTAAATGGTTTAAGCTGTGGCAATGATTTAAGTTTACCAGGGACAGGCTTCTTCATGAGCTTCATCTCTTGTAAAGTCTTTTCAGTCCATACTTGAAACTCCCATCCTCTATCTTTCGCATATTCATTTGCTGCTTCCCACTTGTTCATATTTTTAATATATGTTAATCCTTCAGTGATATATCTCTTTGTTCTTCTTTCTCCTGTAGGAGGAATAGTTTCTCTTTCTGGCTTAATTTCGACTAACACTGTCTTATTGTCTTCATACGTTATTTTCATGTCAACAAAGTATCTGTGATATTTTTTATCAACTTCATAAAAGTATGGAACAATAACTTCTTCAGAGCTCCACTTCTTAACCTTTGGATTTTTATCACACCATTGAAAAACAGCCTTCTCCCATAGAGACCTATATACTATATTAGAGGAATCTCCACTGTACTTACTAGGATTTTTGATTGAATATTTGCCTGAGTATACCATGGTTTTTGTTATAAATAGAAAAATAAATCTTTAATATATGTATAAGGAAAAAACATGTCAGATATCGGATTAACAGGAATACCTACAGCAGCATTAAAGAGAGATGCAAGTGGAGAGATTAATCCTTCCATAGTTGATGGAAGTCAATCGATTGAATTTGGACGACAGTTTGTTAAGAGTGTTACTAATAGCAATACGTCTCAAGCTTTTAACGATGTATTAACTGCTTCTCAAATAATAAGAGGGTCTGGTGAAAAGCTATCTTATCCAATGGAAACTGGTAATCCGGCTTATCAGGCAAGAGTTTCTTTTAGAATGTTTTCGCTTCAACCTAAACAAGATGGATCTTCTCAAAAGTCTCATTTATCAGAATCTCCAATCGATAACACCAAGAAAGCAAATCCTGCACAGTATTTTGATGATACCTACGGTGCAGCACAATCAGTAGGTCCAACTACCACAAGCTCAGGAATTGCGGATAATCTATTTACAGGAGGACTAGACGATGCCAATGTTAGCAGAACACAGCAACCTACTACGTTATCAGGTAAAACCGATCAACTAATTAATCTTGGAAAAGCTAAATTAGATGAAATTGCTAAAATGAATGCGGTAAAAGCTGCTACTAGTTCTATTTCTGGAGGATTTACATTTCAGCCAGTAAAGAGTTCACCAATAGTAGACATGTACTTTCCACTTAGTTTTGCTTACGTGGACACGGCACAATATGAAAACGCATCTCTTGGAGCTCTTGGCGCAGCTGCTACTGGCTTTGCTGAAGCAGGAGCAGGAGTTTTAGAAAGTACACTTCAATCTTTTAAAACAGGTGCAACTTCTACTTTTGACGCTTTTTTAGGAAACAAACAGTTAAGTGAGGGAGCCGCAAGAATAGCTGCTGCAAGAGCAATAGACGTAAGTGGAGCAATTTTTAGTCAAGGTATCAGAAATGCTTTAACTCTTCAAAATAGAACAATAATAAATCCAAACATAAGAGCTCTATTTAGAGGAGTTGCTTTAAGAGAATTTACTTTCCAGTTTAAGATGATAGCAGAATCAGCTCAAGAAGCCGCTACTGTACAAAATATAATAAAACATTTTAGAAGCGAGATGTATCCAGACACTTACAACTTACCGATAGGAAGTACAGGAACTAGTGCAGACTTAGGATACAAGTTTCCAAACGTGTTTCAAATTAGCTTTAACTATAAGAACTCACAAAATAAAAAGTTACCAAAGTTGCAATATTGTTACTTAAGAAATGTTAGTCATACTATTAATCCTACAGGTGGAACATTTAAGAGAGATGGTCAACCTAA